TGTTCAGGTCCGGGTCTTTTTCTGAGCTGACCTCCCAGCCCTCGCGCATCATCTCTTCCACCGGTAGTTCTACCAGGCGGGCAAAAGTGTCGTCGCAAGCGTGAGTGTCTTCGATCTGCTGTTGGTTCAGCCTGGCGTAGTAGGCCTTCATGCCGAGACGCTTGTCGACGCCTTCTTTACCAATGCCGGTGATGGCGTTTTCCCAACTGTCTGAGATGGTCGCGCCCTTGTAGGTTTTTGTACTGTTACTCGGTTTTTCCATATCTCCCCCATGAAAATGAGCGGTGCAGCCAGGAGGAGATTGTGCGCCTCAACCACCCAGCATCTGACGCAACCTAGCCACCCCGCTCGCGTTCAAATGTATCAGAGCCTGTGTGGTGGAGTCTACTTGGTCATCGTGGGCACCGTTAGGAAAACTAAGCCACTCATTGATATATTCGTCAATCCAATAAGCATCTTTCGGTAAAACCACGTTTCCTGCCTGAAACTGGCCAGCACAGGCGTGGGCTCTAGCTTCCTTGGAGCCGTACTTGCCGGGGTTGAATGGGACAATGCCGTGGACATCTTCTTTCAGCGCGTCAATAATTGCGGGGCCATTTGCCTTGTCCTCCACCAGCTTGGTATAAGCCTCGGGCCATTTGCTGCTCATTACGAGCATCGCCTCCTTGGACTCAGTAAACCCCATGCGCTTTCTCTTCCGGTCGAGGAGGTATTTTTTCGACCCCTTCAAACCCCACACTGTACCGACCACAAAGTCAGCATGCTTGGTGTCCTTGAAGGTAAAGTCCCAGCTCTGGATCAGGTTATCCCAGAACCGTGGAAGTTCGTTTTCCTCGTAAAATTTGAACCATTCTCGTTTGACAATGTTGCCCCCCTCTTCTCGTGGGGACTGTTGATAAAGTGAGGCCCAGTCTCTGGGTCCAGCGTTGACCCGCAAAGACTCATTGTCTTCCACGGAATATCGCTTCGGCCACAAGGGTTCTCCCAGTTCACGTGGATCGTACTCATTTTTAATGGAGTCCTCATCTGCAATGGCCGGTAACCGAATGACTCTCCATTGGTCAGCCTTGGGGTCTTTCTTGGCGAGCTTGAGCAATCGCCCGGCAAGGTCGTCTTCGTGCCACCTGGTGAGCGTGAGAATAATCGCAGCATCCATCGTGTCACGGCGAGTGTAAAACGTCGAAGTGTACCAATCATAAATTGCATCCCTTTTTGTCTTGGACTCGGCCTCTTTTCTTTCCTTGATGGGGTCATCAATAATGCCGATGTCGAAACCGAAACCAGTGACTGCCCCACCAACACCCACGGACTTGTAAGCTCCACGGTTACCAACCAATTCTACCAGCTCGGAGCTCTCTTTGTAACGCCCTCTTCTTGGGTCCTTGCTTGTGCTTGGCATTTTGGTGTCGGGAAAAAGGAACTGGTAGTCCTGACTGGCCATGATCCTCTGAGCGTCACTGTTGAACGAGTTGGCCAGGTCACTACCGTAGGCTGCCACCATGAACTTGAGGTCAGGTCGCTTGCCAAGGCCAAAGGCAGGGAACCGGCGCGTGACCAGCTCCGACTTACCCGACCGTGGTTGTTGAAAAATCATCAGGCGCTTATTCTTCCCCAAGAGGACGTCCATCAGGGCATCCGAAACAACCCTATGGTGCCAGTTCACCCGGAAACTTTCCATGGTGTAGGTGGTGAACGGCAAAAGGTGTTTGCGAGCCTTGAGGAAATAATCAACTGCCTGAGCGTATTGTTCCTCTGTCATCTAGAGCCCTCAAGCTCTGTCTTGTTTGTAGAGCTTTCCTGCGATTGCTTGCTTGATCGCGTATCGGCAAATGGCGCTGATGTTTAAATTCTTCTTCTTGGCTGCTTCCAAGTCAGCGGGGTCCACCTTTACATTGATGGGCACCTTTTTGACTTTCTTGAAATTCTCACTGGTCATCTTCTTCTGGCTCCTCTTCCACGTCGTACTCGTAACAGCCGGTTTCGTGGGCCAGCTTTAGAATGTCAATCTTGGTCTTGATGTTGTTGGCCAGCTCTCTCCCCAGCGACACCACTGTGTTCACCTTGTCCAGGTCGAGGGCCCTCACGTCTTGGTCCACGTTGTCCAAGTCCCTTTGCTTTATGACTCTTTTCATTGAGGAGCTTAATACGTTGATCGAAGAGTCGGTCCAACTGTTCGCTTGTGATAGCGCCTCGTTCATATTGATCGAGCGCGGCTTGGAGTCCATAAGCTGGGTTTCTTCGGATACGGCGAGCTCGGATTTTGGCCCATTGCTCGGCTCGGTTCTCTCGATACCACTGCCTTTTAGCTCGTCGAAACTCTTCCCAGTCATCGCTTGTCCAATGCTCCCTCTTGGCCCAGTACCGTTTCCGGTCCCTTGCGCGCTCCCTCTCGATAAACTCGTTTCTCTTCCTACGTTTCCGTTCATTCTCTCTCTCCTTGGCTTCAGGGCTTTTGTATTTTCCGGGCAGCCCCTCTGCTTTGCGTTCATGGTAATTGCGCCTTTTCCGTTCCCGGTCGTAGGCTCTTCGTTTCTCTGGGTCTTTATCGGCATCTTTACTAAGAAGCCACCTGGCCCCTACGCTTAAGTTTCCTGACCAATCGACGGTTCTTCCTGCCGGTCTTGTCACTGGATGGCCTCTGTGGTCCGGGCTGTTTCTTGGGCTGCGCGGCCCCCTCTTGAGAACTCCTCCTCTTTGCGGATGCATTGCTGGAGGTGGAGGATGCGGGCACACTTTTGAAAACGCTTCCTCTGTAGGACATACAGTTCATTCTGAGCCTCGGTCACTAGGTTGTCGAGTTCAGGGCCACTCATTTCGCAAAGCTGTTCAAAGGTATAATTCAAAACTGCCTCATCTGTTCTTTGGTTTGGTTGACAAGCTCTCTTCGTGATGCTGGGACGGACGAAGACTGAACGTACTGCGGGTTCTCTGCTGTACGGATTTTCTTTTTACGCTTGCGCTTTGGCTGGGTGGTTGGGCGTGTTCTTCTTCTGGTTTTTTTAACGTAGCCGGTCTTGGTCTTCTTCACCTGTGTGATTTCCGAAATGCTCTTGGGTTCCGACTGGTGCATGATGCGAATGGGTATTTCCTTCCCAAGGCTCTTGAGGGCTATCTGCAAGGTGCTGGGTAAGTGGCGTAAGCTTGCCTCCACATCGGCCCTGATCTCGTTTTTGAGCCTATCCTGCGCTGCCAGGGTGGTCATGTCGGCTTGTTTTAGGTTTCCGATTTCTTTCTTGTTGGCCTCGATCTTGTAATCCAGCTTTTCCAGAGCAGTTTGGATGTTCTCAAACCTGTCGTCGACCCCTTTGACCAAAGCCACCACCTGGGCATAGCTCGCCTCGATCTCGTCAATTTCCTGCTGTTGTGCAAGCTCGGCCTGAGCGTCTTCCCCAGACCTCTGGTCCATGTATTTGTACATCCCGAACACAGCCAAAATGGCCACGGCCAGAACAATGATGGTTTCGGCGCCCATGCTTCCTCCTTGATTTTTAAGCATATCAATCTCCTTTTTGGCAAAGCCTAGCTCGGCTCATCGGCTGGAGGCAACCAAAAAAAGTATATACCTTTGGAGGTACTGCGCTATTGCTCTGATTTCAAGAACTTGGCTGGGTCCTTAACGAACTCCTGCATAAAAGCGTTGAGTACGTCCTGGGGCTTGCACTCCATTCGCTCGCACATCAGTTTGAAGTTGACCCAGAGGTCCTTGTTGGTGGCCCAGAACCGCACTTGGTACTTCTCGGCCAGGTCAGTCTTCATTCTTGCTTGTGGTGTTGCCATTTTTTTTTCTCCTTCAGAATTGGCTGATGCAGCTTCCTATACCCATTTACCTAGTTCGCCCCGAGCCCCGGAAGCCCCGACTAGCACTGCTGGTTTTCCCACGAGTGGTTGCAACACACCCGCAACACTTCAGCCAAACTTTAAACTCTTTAATTATGTCTCAACCCATACTTCCTGCCGAACTCCAGCAATTGTTTGTAAACGAACCTGCACTCCTCGATGTCCTCCAGCTCTGCGGTGTGGTACTCCCTTCCGAGGGCGTCCGTGAGGTGGTGGTAAATCTGTGACCTCTGCACCCGGCCCCCTTTCCACCAAGGGTCCATGAGGGCGTGGATCTGCTTCCGGGCGTTCCTGAGCTGCTTGGTGGGTATGTTCCCCAGAGGCCTTGTTGGGCTCTTGGTCTTATGGTGACAGCCGACGTAGTTCTTGCAAGCGTCGCACTTCCAAAAAGGGAGCGAGCCTAAGTCAGCCCGGTGTGGGTAAATTTCTTTACCGTCGGTGAGCCGAGCTTCGACGTCGTGGGTGCAGCCGCAGCAGTATATGGTTTTAGTTTGCGGGTTTGTCATTCTGCTCCTTTTGCTGGTGAGGAAACACTCTCTCTTTCCTGCACTTTTCGCAACTGTGGTATTTTGGCTCGCTTCCGTTAATGGAGATGTGCCAATAAGGCCCGTCGAGAATAGGTTTTCTGCATAGATCGCACCAAAGG